CCGGTGCCGGTTGCTCCGATAAATCTCAGAGACTGCGCTCCATTGGTCTCATTGCTGACCGTCCAGATTTGCGGGGCAAGCGGGACGATAACGTCTCGCGTAGTGGTCAGGCTGACCGTGCTTGTGAACCTCAGTACCTGATTGCGCGCCTCGGCTGCGGTGAGCGTGATATTCGCGTCCGCGGTCATGCTGCGGCTGAGCAACCCAGCTACATGCAGCGGCTGCACCCAAGCCCTCCGATCCGTGTAGCTGGTCACGGTGGTGGCGTTTGTCACAACCTCGTAGAGCGGAATTCGGCCTGCGGTGAATCCGGTGGTGTTGCCCGACACCGAGCCTGCCCTAGTTGCCTCGACGAAATTAGTGGCGCTGGCAGTTAGGGCGACCGACGAATTGCCGATTGCCGTCAGCGCTCCATCGACCAGCATTTCTCCGCCGTAAAAGCCCCAGGTTAGAAGCCCTGTCGTAGAGGCTCGACGGCCGAATAGGATAGACGGGCTTGATGCGTCAAAGTAGCCGTTAGCCGTGACTTCTTTTTGACTTTGCCCCTCGGCGATAAAGTCAGGGACGCCGCTTGATCCGCTTGAGTCAGCCATTAGTAATCAATCCGCAAGTTGTCAAAGAAAACGCTAGTCGCGCCAGTGGAGTACAGGGCGAACTGACCAGCGCCGGTAAAAGTTGCGTCAGTAACAGAGATGCGCTGGATGCCGTTGATGAAAACTCTATGCAGGGTTCCGCTGACCTCAATACGCATACGGAATGTGCCAACCGTTGGGCCAGTAATCACAATTGAAGCCAGATCGTTTTCTGTGCCGCCCGAAATATTGTTGACGCCTATTTTTAGAGTGAGGAAAATACCACCAGTGTCCGGAAGGAACATAGCCGCATAAGCATACGAGCCAAAACTACTAGACCATGCATTAGTCCTGTAAATTACCCCTTGCCACCCAGCTCCGGTTTGATTTGTGCAGTCCACTTCTAGCGCAAAATTTGCAGCGCCTAATGCTGTATCCAGTCGGCTCCAGGCTCGACCGAATGATCCAGCATTAAGTGCATAACGCAGACCGTTAATCGAATGAGTAGGCGGGCCATTGCCGAATAGGGTATGACCAGCTAACGAGCTGTCGTCCCAATTGCGCGTAAACGGCAAAAGCGGCGCGCTGATTACAGCGTCTGCAATTTCCCCTCGCCCGTACCTATTGGACTTCTGCCATACTTTTAGGCGTACCGTCTGCCAGGGGAAATTGGTCGTTGCGATTTGCGTTTCAATTGGGATCTCCCATGACCGCTGACCAAAATCGGACAAGTAGAAAATCCGAATGTCCCCGCTAGTGGTTGTTACCTCGACGTCGTAGACCTCTTTTTCCTCGTCGAGCGGAACGTCACTCCCATCCTCCCACGCGGCGTTTATCCGCGCTCTACGAGTCCATCGGATCACGTAGACATTATTCACACCCCGGACAGCCGAGAGAAGAACGGGGCTTAGAGGCCGAAGCGCTCTGCCTGCATGTCTTACCGTCTGGTAGTACGAAATATCTCGACGGCCACCGAGCGTACTGGCTACGTAAGTCCACTGCCCACGCTCATCAATCGCATCAACCTGTATCCGTCGAACGGCCTGAGGCGTGAGTAAAACAAAGCGCTCGCTCGCTACATGCGCGGTTGCAACGTCGTTTGTTGCAAGCCTTGCTCTAAGCAACCCCTTAAGACGATACGTTGTGCCGCTGATTAAAGTCGCGTCCCGGAATTGGACAACCTCGTCTCCGATGCAGGCAACGTTTGCGCCGTTTAAAACGGCAACATCAGTCACGCTCGATAGAGTGCCACTCAACAACTCTACGTCGCATTGGCTACTCATGTCCCAAACGTTGGGGCCGGACCAATTGGGGAGAGCAGTTACGGTACGCCCCAGAGTGCCGCTTATGTAAATGCTTAGCTGGTAGTCCCACGTCGTCCCGTTGATGGGTCTGCGTTCGATGGCCGCGCCTGTCCACCGACTCCCCCCAAGCGCAAAGACCGCAGCGTATACACCTCGGTCATCATCATCTGCCCTTAGAGCCGGCAGGTTCATGACCTCGAGGTGGGTCATCGCTGGCAAGGTAATGCCGACCCCGGGAGGCGTTAGACCCGGAGTAGCAGTTGCCGAGTACACGACCCCGGAATGGTCGACCGCCTCGAAATTGACCAGAGGCCCGGACTCCGACTTGCGAACAATGCGGACACCAAAATTATCGGCAGGCGTAACTAGCGAAACAATGTCGCCCGGTTCTAGATGCGACCATTTACGAGTTGTCGAAAACTTGCGCTGGTTGCGAGCGACCCATGCCTCGGTCAACAGTATTTGAGCGGCATCGGCTGCGCGCTGATCAGTCAGGGCAACAGGGATATCCAATTCGATGACCTGCTGGCTTCCGGTGGTCATCCGACTAGCGCTTTGGGCACTAACTTGATAGTCGGCCCCTGTGCTTCTATACCGCAGAGTCAGACGCGCAGGCAGGTCAGTTTCTTGCGAGCGAGAACTTTCGACCAGATCAACCGTATCATCCGTGGCCGATGCCCCGAGATCGTCTGCCGTGATGGTCGCAACAGTGCTCCCGTTACGTTGAGAAAATCTCAGCTTGGCGTCTGACTCGACACCGAAAAACGGATACACCCTTGACAGGGCTTCAATGGCAGACCGGGCCGTCTGAGATTGAGACAGGCCATATCCAACAACAGGGTCTGTGAGTGTGGCTGTATCCAGTTGACCAGCCGTCAAGCCTGCTTTTTGCGCAAGCGACGAAACCACACTGCCAACAGTCCTAGTGGTCGCTGGGCCACCGCTTAAACGGCTGTAGATGTAGATATGTCGCCTAGGCGGCGGGAAGTTGCTCGACGTATCCCCTGTAATACAACACAACCCGCGATCCGCATAAATCGAAATGTAGTTAGCGACGAAACTGCCCGGGAGAGACGGGCGGTTAGGCGGTTCGCTAGAGTAAAAAGTCATGTGTCGGCGTAAAACATTGTCTTTGCCGATCTTGTAAACGCCTACTCCAGACGATTGCCCAATAGCCGGAGGGGTACACCAGATATGCTCTAAGTCGCTTTCCATCATTGCGACTTCGCTCCGGCCAGACCTTTGAGTTACCGGAGATACGCCGAAGGAGTTGCCATCTTCGCCGTCTACAAAGCTTGTCGTCCCGCTCCTAACAAGATCTAGAGAAACGCCGTTATAGCGAAACAGAAAAAACTCGGTTGCCGGCTGAATGCTGGGGGCGGTTAATACAAGATAGTGGGCGCAGTCAACACATGCGATTACAGCAACGATGGTTTTGCTTATAAGCGGTGTGCCGAAGATTAGATCGCTAACTTCTTTGGTTTCTAAGTCAAACAAATACAAGGTGGGCCTGGCGCCGGGGTTGTTTTGATTCCAGTTTAGAGTTGAGGTCTCTCCAAGGCGCCATACGCCGTAATCCTGCTGCTGGTTAAATGATGGGAGGTAGATGTCTGCACTTGTTCGACCAGACGACCCTATGTAGTTTCCATCCGAGTCGTAAAGCCAAACCGGAGCGGATATCGGATTGCCTAAAACTCCAGGCTGCTCCGCAATACGAATGAGGCCGCCAGAAAATCCGCATATAACAGTTCTGGGGGACGCTCTTGAAATCGGCGAATTAAAGTCCGTAGCAAGCACTCGGAATCCCGGAGCGATTCCGCCGCTTTCAACTACCTCAAACGTTAGGTTAGGTATGCGGTTGCCAAACTCCGCCAGCTCAAGATCGCGGAAAACCGCATACGCCAAACCTCTGTATGCCGGCACGTTGCCAACACCGAGAACCGTCTCGATTGCCGGGTCGGGGAGTTGAGTGTTGGAGCCGACATAGACTGTCATAGACTCGCCGACTCGAATACTCCCGGTGATTGCCTCAGCGTCTGCCGTCTCGCTCACGTCGTAGACGAGGCGAGAGTCTGCCCAAATTCGGAGAACCCCAGAGATTGGACCCTCGCACAAACCCACGGCAAAGCTTGCACGGTATGAGTACTCAACCGCTGTTTGACTAGGGCCGCCCTTACCACCGGCGTCCCGTTCGGTGCGTGTCTCGATTAGATCGGTCGACCATATGATGTTGCCGGCCAGCCTCCACGATCCGTAAACGACGGGGATCGTTAGCCCGAGCGTGCTTGACTGGACCGACAGCTCACTAAGCCGTGGCCCTTGGGAGACAATCTCTTCCGGGAACAACCACCACCCGGCAGCGTTGCCGATAGCGGAACCAATGGCCGCGCCGAACGGGCCGCCCACTGCGGCGCCAACCGCTTGACCGGTTAGAGTCAGTACAGCCCGCGCAGTTGAATCACTCACCTGCAACCCCGGGCAAAGCGAACGCCGCGACGATCCTCGAGCGCCACGTGTCATCTAGTTGATGCTCAACTACCGCACGCGCGGGAGCGCTTGCGTGAATGACTGAAAAGCCGCCGTAAAGATACGGGGCAACAAACGCTAGGTGAGTTGGGTTTTGCTCGAACCGCATTACAGCAACATCGCCAGCATCTAGGTCTGAAATATTGATGCGGGTCATGTAACGGGTACAGAGATCAATCATTGACCGGCCATCGGCCTGGCGATCATAAGGCGGGAGAGTGATGGACGTAATGAGCCCGACCTCTTTCGCCACCCCCGCGATTAAGCCCACACAATCACAAGCCGCCCCCTTGACACTGGCTTGATGCTGCCAGCGCGTGCCAATCCAGCCACGCGCAGCTTGCACAATGTCACCCCGGCTCGCCATTACGTGCCACCGTAACGTAGGGTCTTATCGACCCCCGGGACGTGGGGGAAGCCGCGGAAGTTGACAAGGTTGTTGAATTTGACCTTGCAGTGATCCGTCGTTTTGTTGCAGCCCTGGACGACCGAGAATTGATCGCCGATCAAAACGTTAAACGGCATAGGCAAAAACAACGTGACGCCTCCAGAGCCCGTATTTGAGCGAACCTCCATTTGACGCCCGGTGTTTTGACCCGAGGTCCACGTCAAACGACCTCCGGCATAAACATCTACCGCACCGACCAAAGCAGACGCAACAAACTGCCGGTTATCAGTGACCGACGTGATAGTCCCTGTCCCGGTTACTCCGGCCAGATTGACGCCGCACCTAGAGTCACCCAGGTCAGCATCGCAGGTCGGTAAATAAGTCCGGGTGATGGTCCGCTGTAGCGCGTTCATCAGCCCCCTAACCTCGACCTGCCAAGAACCTTTTGATCTAGAGACCTCGCCGAATTGCCCAACGCGTAGGACCATCTCGCCCTGGGTCAGGTCGGACACATTAACGAGAGACACCCGCACTTGTGCGCCATCCCACAAGCCCGCCTCTAGGTCGGCCTCGGTGATATCTGGCCCGCTCAACAATCCCAGCACGTCAAGGTTATCCGTTGCCAAGTCGGAGGTGGATTCAACCGCTGACGCGCTGGCACCGGTTGCGGCTTTGTAAAGCACGCCGCTATACGAGATATCGATATCCGAGTCCGTGAATCCGAATACCTGTTGATCTCTGCGAGTGACGCGGACTATGGTCCTGATCGTCGTGACCGGCTGCGCGATATGACTAAGTAGACCAGCAGAAATGCTCTTCACGTTCGCAGCTCGATCAAATTGGTCTGCCAACTGTAGAGCAGTTCATTTTGAGTTCGGTCGATAATCTGTATGCGCGCTTCGTCGGATTCAAAGCGGACCGGAACGTCGAACTCCCCCGACCACGTAAGGGCGTCTGTCGGCTGAGGGAAAAATCTAGCCGTCCCTCCGGTGGCAGTGAGTCCAGTGGTTGAGGTGCTAATCGTAATGTTAGCCCCACCCACACCAGTTACCGCATGGCTGCGCCCATTCAGAATGGTTGCAGCGGTGCCGGTCACACCCTCGATCCATATGCGCCCGCCAAGGGCAAGATTAGGGGAAAAGGCGGTTGCCAGCGTCATGGCGTGCGTTGCGCCGACGGTGTGCGTATTGATTACGCGAGTCTGGTCATTGACAAACGTGATCACGCCTGTCGTTGTGTCAATTGAGATATTGCCGTTCGCCACGCCAACTGTGACCGGCGATCCGTTGCGCAAAACAATAACTGTCCCGGAGACCGGCTTGCGAATTCGGCGAGCCTCTGCAAACGTGCCAGACCCATAACGACGCATGAGCTGGTAGGTTGCTACGCCGTCACCTGTTCCAGGCGTGCCCTGGTCAATTGTGCCCAGGAAAGGTTGCAAAACGCCAGCGGTCGATGCAACTCGATAATCAGACCAATCTCTGAACCGAAACCCATAAGCCGCGCCGCGCATCATGCGGAAAAATGCGAGCAGCTCATCCTTTTGCGCTTCGGTTCTTGGGCTGTGGCTAATGTCGTATCTAGCCCTGGCTTGTGACCAGTTGATGTTTCGACTCTCGAATCCGGCGCGAACGGTAATGATGTCCGTGCTGTACCCCGGCCCACCACTGGCTTGCACCGATATCCGTTCCGGGAATCGCGGGGTTTCCATGAAAGCCATGGGTTATCCGTTCCGCCGTCCGGCCATCGACAACTGACGGCCAACGGCCAAGCCAATCTGATTAGCGGTCTGCCTCGTTACGTTTGTCCCGGGAGGCAGATTAATGTTGATGTTCATGGAGCCGCCACCGTTGGGCACAATCTGCCCACTGCTGCGAGGGACAAACAATTCGGGACCACGTTCTCCTACCAGGTAGCCCATGCCGGCAGCCACAGGGCCGCCCATGGCGCGAGCGCCGCCGAAACCGAGAAATCCTCCGATGCTGCTAAGAATACTGCCAAGGCCGCCACTCTCACCGCTTCCTCGTAAGGACTGCGTAAGCGCCCTTGTAAGCGGCTCAATAATTAGCAACTGCGTTGTCAGCTTGAGTACGTCTTGCAAAAGAGACTCAAAAAATGACTTTATACCGCCAGCCCCGCCAGACTCGATGAATCGACCTAACGAACTGGAAAATGCAAGCGCGAGTTGATCGGTAGCATCTTTGGTCCGGTCTACTTCATCACGAATTCCGGCAATGCCCTTCACTGTTTTTTCCAGCTCTTCTGCGGAGAATATTTCGCCAGATGCGAGGCGCGCTTCAAGTCGCGCCGCCTGTGCGATCTTCAAAGCTTCGGCAGTACGGCCAGAGAATTCATCTAACTGTGCGTCAAGCTGGCGTGTTTTTTCAAGCTCTTCTTTCTGGATGCGCGCGAGCTCTTCGCGTAACTCTTTTTCCTGACGAGCCGCCTCGACTCGTTCAATCTCTAAAAACAGAAGCTCTCTTACTTGTGGAGTGTCAATCGACGGATTTGCGCGCAGCGTCTGAATCGCTCGTTCTTTTAGCGATATTTCTTCGATGATGTCGCGCTCACGTTCTAGCTGGCTCACAAACGCTGCCAGCTCACGCCTAGATTCCGATATGTCTTCGGCGCGCTCTTTTTCCGTTTTGTCGCGGGTCTTCGGTTTTCTGTCGGGAGGTCTGCCGCCAAGTTCTGGCGGGCCAACAAATTCGCGCTTAGCGATAGCGCGCTCAAGCTCTTGCAGCTTATTTTGTTCAACCTTGAGCTGCTCTAGCAGATTACGCTCAAGGCGGCTGCCGGGCTTTGTGCGCTCCAGCGTTTCGGAAATTTCTTCTATTGCTTTTTGTGTCGTTGCCAACTGAGAATCAAGCGATCCTCGCTTTAGCTCTAGTGTGGCGTTAACGATTCCAGCAATTGACCCTGCGACACTCAGCTTTAGCTGGTCCCAAGAAGCCGACAGCTTGTCGATTTCATTTTGCAGCTTGCCTGCTTCTTCAATGGCGTCACGCGATACACCCCCAAACTTTCTTAGACCATCGGAACCTTCCGACAAGAATGTGATGAACTTGGCACCGCCGCGACCAAAGGCGTCGCGCGCCAATGCAGTTTTCTCAAATCCGTCTGCGTACTTTGATAGCGCATCGGCAGCACGCTCTAGCGCGCCTTCAGTTGTGAGCGTTCCGGACCGAAGCTCGCCTAAGCCAATGCCAAGCGCCGCGACGGTGCGCTCCGCTTCCTCGCTTCCGTTCCGGGCGTCCTCAAGTACCTGGGCAAACTTGCTTAGACCACCAGTGAGTTCTTCCGACGACACACCGGCCGCGCGCGCGGAGAACTGGAAAGCAGACAAATCTTCTGCCGACAGTCCGATCCCTTTGGCCGTGTCTGCCAGATCGTCAAGCGTGCTAACAAGACGGGTGACACCGGCAATAGCAGCGGCGCCGCCAAGGCCAGCAAAGGCAGCGCCAAACGAAGCGAATGAAGCTGCGGTAGATTCAACGCTACCACGCAAGCCACGAAATACGGCCGACGCACGGTCTTCGGCCGTGACTACGATGGTAGTTTTATTTGTCATGCTGTTTGGACGTTAGTTGATCGCGCACGTATTGCAACAACTCCCAAAGCAGTAACGGATCATCGACCGGATGAAGCGCCAAATATAACGGCATCCGCTCTGGCAACCATCCGCCGCACCATCGCCACGCATGATAGACAGCGTGCGTATCGGCCGTGAGTGATGGCATCGCTGAGCTGGCAAGACTTGACAGGCCCGCTGAAACAATCTGACCTTGATGCGCCTGGCCGCGCTCCCAAACCAGGCGCGCGTCTAGTTTTTTCTGGCGGCCTCTATGCGGGCCGCACGTTTAGACAGGCGATCAAGCAGGGCATCACGCATTGATACCGCCTCAACCGGGTTAGTGTCCAAAAGCAATGGCACTAGAGCACGGTCGAACGTCACTTCGGGCGCCGGTTCTTTGGGCAGGTCGGGGACCAAGTCGGCCTCTACGATGCCCGACCAGCCGACTACGCATTGTTCAAGCAGCCCCCGGAAAAACTGAACGGCTCCAGTGTCACCAGTAACTCGCCCAGCCGACGCGATTTCCAACTCATAGGCCGTTGGCACGCGGAGCACAATTTGTGCGCGCGGACCCAATGCAAAAGAAAATTCCCGCGCCTTGTTGGCGGCTGCAATCAGTCGTTCAATCTCGCTCATTAGGATTGATACTCCGAGAACCTAGCGGAGAGCGCGACGTTAATAGTCCGCTTTAGAACCTGATTAACCGCAAAGGCCGGCGCCGCGCTGAAGCTCCAAACACCAGTACCCACAGCGCGAGGGATGCCTACGGCGTCACGGATGCGAAGAGGGCGATTTACCAAAGAGTCAGCAGCCGAACGGACCTGATTCCAAAAAGTCATTGACTGGTCGTCGTCTACAGTGAAGCTCACATCAATGGGGGTCTGGTTTGTTGGGAAGCGAAATTGCAAGGGGTTATCAATGTACTGCCCATCTTGGAATTGTTGCTCCCCGCCGGTCACACTGAGTTCGTTAATCTGCTGGAGATCGGTCCAAGTAAGAACGGCGCGCAGCGTGCCGGCGCCCTGTCCTGCTGGAAACGTGGTTGTGCTGCTAGTGTCGCAACCCTCAAGCGTAACGTCATTAGTCGCTACTGCGCTGACCCTAAAAACGCGGCCGACCAGACGACTCCAGCCGGAGCTAAGGATTTCCACAAAGTCGCCGACCGCGGTTCCGTGGCCGGCGGCGAGCGTAGCGACTGCGTTGGCAGCGTTGCTAATGCCAGTGATATTGGCAGTAGTGCGGAAGGTCGCGGCGATGGAAGGGACGCTTCCGTTAACGATGATGCGAGGCATGTTTTCTCCTGGTGTTGCGGTTACTCGGTGTGCATAACACGGTACGTCCAAACCTGTCCGAACTCGTCTAGCTGTGACTCGAACTGGTCGCTTCCTTCTGACTCGATCACGATATCAAGTACCGTGGTTCCGCCAAAGGTTCCTTTCTTGCCGTTAAGAGCTACGCGCACGGCTTCGCTTAGAGTCTTTAGTTGGGTGTAAGTGCGCGCGACGATGAGCACGTCAATAAGCCCATCTACTCGACGAGTAGCTACCTGATCTAGAACTGGTTCACGCTCTGCACTTTGCTTTGTGTAGACAATGAGCGGCGCAGCAGCTTCTTGCGGAGCGGCGCCCCCGTAGATGCGCGCAGCCGCACCACTTCCGACAATCGCAGTAACGGCGCCGTCGGCATCGAGTAAGGCTTTGATTGCACGTTCTGCGCGCATTAGCGTTCTCGGCCCGTAGTTAGAAACAAGTCAACGCGGTTGTTAACGTATTGGGCAAACGCATTACTTGCGGCGGCCTCAGATTGATTGGCCGAGCGTTCCATAAAACGGCGGCCTTGGAATCCTGGGTGCTGCACCTTTTTGACCAACACGCGGCCGCCCAAGTTGAGCGCCTTGGCTGCCCGAGTGACGCTGATTTGGTGTGGCTTTGCGCCGCCCTCGACAATGCGGGCGTAGTACGCGAGCTTGCCGCCTGCTTTGACTGTGCCATCTATCCGGCCGTTTCTAAACGCTCGGGTACTCACCCGTATAGATCGACGCAGATTTCCAGTGCGGCCAAGGGGAACAAGATTGCGCGCAACGCCGCGAATGACCGCGACCGCCGCCCGCATGCCGCCGCGCATAATGTTGCGGCTTAGCCTTTCGGGGAGCGCGGAAAGCCGTTGCTTCAGAACATCAAAGCCCTGAAGCTTAATGTTTAGCTGTACGGCCATTGGTTGCCATTATGTTGTGCGCCACTCAGCACACATAATCTGTAGCTCGTCGTCTGCCTGCTGCAAGTTCATGACAGCAGTAATTTGCAACATTCGGCCGCCGAAATTTATCCGCATCTTTGGGGTGATGCCAGCTACAAGGCTGCTGTAGCGGATGCGAATGCGCGTAGTCAACTCGCTCTGCTGCTCTTGATTGACGAAAAATTCGCGGCCTGACAGCGGCTCTACCGCTGCCCATACGGTTGCCACAGGCGACCACGTTTTGACCATTGTCCCGTAGTCTGCGTCACGCACTTCTACCGGCTGCTCAATGGTGATGCGCTGGTCTAGCTTGCCGGCCCTAATCATCAAGCGCTCCAAACGCGATACGGGTCGAGCAATTGGTCAACGAAACTAAGGCGCTCGGCTATCGTGCCGATCACCGTTGCTTCGCGGCTTGCGTACATGTCGCCGATGGCAAGCAACATCCATTGCTTAATGGCCTGCGGCACGGCAGCCGCTGTGCCATAGCCCGCTACGTAGTCGATTTGCACGGCATTCGCCTGGTCTCTTGTGGCTGGCCAGGAAGTGCCGTAGACCGGCAGCAACCATGCCGGCTGCGATACAGTATCGACTCCGTATTGCATGGTCGATAGCGTCACAGTATTTCCTGACGCATCTACATATTGCACAGCGGAGATGCTTTGCACCGGCGGCCGTAGAAGCTCAACGCCATCACTACCTGACGGGAACGCATCAAGCGTTAGGCGCAGCGTCTGCGTGATTAGTGCGCGGCTGGTCTGGTGTTCGGCCGACTGTCGAGCGGCGACGATAAGAGCGGAGATCAAAACATCGTCGTCACTGCCATCAACGCGCAGGTGCAGCTTGGCATCGCTCAGGCTGACCGGCTCCGATGCCGGCTCTTGAATTACCCGTACTCGCATGCCGCCCCCTACCGCCGGCCCAAATTAGGCCGGCCGCCAATCTGATTGCCTAAGCGCGCCGCAGTTGGGCGCACCACGTCCGGGCGGCCCGCCACTAGCGGAAGCTGCGAAAACACCGCTACCGCAATGCCGCCCGCAGTCTCTACAGTTGCCACGCCGCCGACTCTTATCGCATCGCCGCCAACACTGGCCGATGCGCCGCCGGCCCGCTCAATCTCTGACCGGCCTCCAGCCGCGACGGATACCGCGCCCGAGCTAATAACGATGCCGCCAATACCTGGTATCTCGGCATATCCCCCTAGGGATACCGTGGCTGGGCCAGGGACAACCTGCGCACTGCCCGCCAGCTCTGGCTCTGCGGCGCCGCCAACGCTGATGCTGACGACGATCAAACTGGTGATGCCGCCAGCACGCTCCCGCTCGACTGCCCCGCCAGCAGCTAGCAAGACTTGCCCGGGTGCGGCTGCAAGTCCACCAGCGACTTCTACGGCCGCTGCGCCACCAACCGTAAGCGAAACCTGCCCGAGTGCCGCCGCAACGCCGCCGGCGATTTCTGCGGTTGCTGCACCACCAACGGTCAGCGAGACTTGTCCGAGTGCGGCTGCGACGCCACCAGCGGCTTCACGCGCTGCCGTTCCGCCTGCCGTCAGTGTTACCGCGCCCGGGGCCGCTTGCGCGCCGCCTGCGGCCTCTACGGTTGCCGCGCCGCCGACTACAAGTGTAACGCCGGCAACCGATGCAACAAGCCCGCCTGCGCGCTCGACTTCACCCGCGCCGCCGGCCGATAGCGAGACCTGCCCGGGGGCCGCTGCGACGCCGCCGGATGCCTCGGCAGTTGCCGAGCCGCCGATGTTCAGCGTCTGGCTAGTGGTCTCGTTGATTACAACGGCGCCGCCGGCCAGCTCGCGTTCTGTTGAGCCGCCCGCGTTGATCGTCTGAGCAGATGCGCCGGTCAGCGCAATGAGCGGCACCCGGACGCGCAATGCCATGTCAGTCCCCGATCAGCGGCGGGCGGTTCTTGAACGGGTGTGCGGCGGGCAGATTGGCGGTCAGGCCCCACTTATGGGCGAGGTAGCCCTCAACGGCCCGGACTTGCGGGAATGAAAGGGCGAGCGTCATGATGATTTCGCCTATCCACGAGTTCCACGAACTAACATTTGAAGGGCTTACATCTGACCCAATCCTTATTCCCGTGGTGCTGAGTGCGCCCGATTGACCTGTCAGCGTTGACCGAGTTCCACCATTTGCAGAGATGGAGTTTTCGTTTGCCGCAAGACCTGCCGTTCCGAAAGCACCTGTCAGCAATAGGGGTCCGGTGCCAAGGCCAGTTATCTGCGGAAGGGTGATGTCAGCCCCACCTGCAATTTGCATCGCAGTGCCAGCATTAGGGCCAGTACCAAAATATCCTTGTGGGTATGTTGACCCTCCGCCAGAACCATCCCCGCTACCCTTGGTTACCCAAATGCGCGGGTACTGCGAACCTCCGGTAAGACCAGCGCCAGAGACGACTGCGAAGGAGCAGAACTGACGGTTAGGCGCAATGTTGAAATCGGGCGTGTCCAGTTTCGTAGCAGACGAAGCCGTGAAATTGATAACGTTCAGGTTATTGACCCTTGTGATGCCCGGATTGCGTACCGTCGTCGTGGCATGACGGGCGTTACCGCTTTTGTCCCGCAACTCCGTGACACTGCTCCCGCTCATGGACAGCGTCGACAGGTCGGCGGCGTCCAGCCACAACGACGGCCGCACCTGCGCAGGCGACCAAAGCCGTCCCTGCAACCGCGCCTCATCCAACGCACCCACGCCGCGCGGCATTACGCAATATCCTCATTCCACGGGCAAACATAAAGCTCGTTGCCAGACGCGGCCAACGTCACGCCAGCATTGTTCACGACCGAGAGGCGCATCGAAAACGGATACAGGCGGACCATATTGATAACGGCCACCTTTGCACCCGCGCCGCTAGTCAAGGGCACGACATACAGGTCACCGCCGATCCGGTCGGCGGTATCCGTGCCGTCGCTCAGGGTCACGCGAAGGGTAATACTCCCTCCCGTTGCGGGCGTGATGCTCCCAAGCTTGATTGTGACGACGCTGTATAGGTCTAGAGCCGTGCTGTTGTCGTAGGTGACGACTGTCGATTCGCTGCCGTTGGCAAGAGAGTTGAGCGTCGTGCCTGCGATGTTGCTCGAGCGCGCGGACGGTGCGGCCCATTTGGCGATTGCCATAGCTACTCCCGGGCGCCGCGCGCCAGGCCGACGCTTCTCGCATCGACTAAGACGTTGTTGGCCTCAGCCCACGTGGGATGACGACGGCCCAAAGCAAGCAGGCCGTCTACTTGCAACTGAGACAAAACTCCAGCGTCAACTAGGGACGCCAGATTGTTTTCGACTAAAGAGCGATAAGAGGAATTACTCAGGTCGATATGTGTCAACAAATCAAGCGCGTCGTATACGGTCTCTGCGATTTTCCGGGTCTCTTCGGTGAGCGCGCTGTCACTGCGAGCGAGTTTTAGCTTTGTCCAAACGTTGCCCGACGAAAGCAGATAAGCGCGTATGCGACCGCACGAAACGGCCAGCCAGACGTGAGGAAGACTCGGGTCTGGCAAGTTCAGCGCCTCGGCCGCCTGCCAGTCAGGCAGGCTCGCAACGTCAGGCTCGGCCAGGCGCTGAGCGAGAAGAAGCATCGACACGTCAAATCCTCAAAATGCGGTTGGCGCCGTTGCTCCAAGTCACCGCGATGTTTCCACCGTTCGGCGTGATTGGCAGGTTCGAGCCTGAGTAGGCCACTTCATAGACCGCTTCGGCCGAGACGGACGACCCGAGCGCGGAGACCGACAGCGAGCGCGCGCCGGCCGTGGCCGCCGAAGAAAGCGTCATCGTCGCTGGGCCGGTGCCGCTAATCCTGGTTGCTACCGCGCTGTTCGCAATAGCCAACTGAATCGCGTCAACCGTGACGGCAACTGCACCGCTTGATGCCCCCGCCGCAACGGTGAAGCGAAACCGACCGTCAATGATTGCCACAAGGCGTTGCGCGCTTGCGGCAACGTCCGCGCCGCCGGTTACGGCACTTGATTGGAAAAGCAGGATGGCATCGATGGCCGCACCGGACGGCACCGATGTATATGTCACGTCGTCAAAGTCGAGCACGCCATCCGCAAAGCTAGGCGTTGTCAACGCGCCACTAGTCTGCACCAGCGTACCGCCAGCGCCGGTGACATCCGAAACGAATGTGTGCGCCGCGCTGTAAATGTAGCCTCGCAGCAGAGCCGACTTGATCGCTGCGGTGTCAATGTCAATGAGGCCAGTGCCAAGACCTTGGCGTCCGTTTGCGAAAAACTGATCCATTTTTTGCCCTTTTCGTGCCGAGAAAAGTGAGGGCGGCGTTTTTAGGCGCCGCCCCCTGTCCCCGATTAGGTCGTGCTGATACGCAGCAGCTTGATAGCCTGGCTGTTGCGAATGCGACCACCGACACGCCTGCGGATGTAGAACTGCACGAAACCCGGGACGGTGATGTCGTCCCGCGTCATGCGCATACCTACTCGGTCAGCGATCAAATAGCCCTCCCTGAAATCTCCAAACGCAACCGGGAATGCGTTGGCGCCGACGGCGGGCATGTCTTCGGCTTCGACAATCGGGTAGCCCATGAAGGTCTCTGGCTGACTCATCGAAAGCGAAGGCTGCCACAAATACTGGTTAGTGGTGTCCTTGTACTTGCGAACAGACGACAGCACCAGCTTATTCAGTACCCAAGTGGCATTGGCTCGATATCGAGCGCGAAGCGCGTACACAAGATCGAAGAACACGTCGGCAGACGTCGGCAGCGCGGCAGCTTGACCAGATGCAATGTATTGCAACGTGCCAAATGCGCGCGAGGCATCTACGGTTGTGACAGGCGTCGGGCCAGCCAAGAAGCCGGTCGGGCGGTTGGTACCGTTGCCGGAGACGAAGGCCAAGCCCTCGCCTTGGGCAATCGCCTCGGCAGCCGAGTTAATGAGCCAGGACTCAACATCGAAAAACAGATCATCGAGCGACTCTTCGGAGGCGCGTGGACGGGCGGACGCCATGCCAAACGTCGGCGCCACTTCAGCCAAGTCTGGCGTATTGGTCTGGCTGCGAGTCCCTGCTTCGCCCACCCACTCGAACGCTGCGCCGTTGATGTCGAACAGCTCTTTGTAATCCGGGCTACCGACCGTGCGGACGGTGGCGATTTGACGGATAGGGCTAATGTCAACCGAAAGCCGCTGAATCTGCCTTTCAATAATCTCGGGCAGCGCAAAGCCACCAGCGGAACCGGTAGATGTCACCGTTTGAACTGCGCGAGTTTCAAAGCCGTCTTCGTCGCCACCGGCCTTCGTCTCGACCTTGCGCAACTCGCGCGCGCGCAGTTGCAGCGCGGTACGTCGCTCGGGGTCGCTTGGGTTACGAACCCAGTTCATGAACGCGGCCTTGTACGCCTCAGCCTCGGGGGACTGGCGATCCTCGCTCTTAGTCGCCATAACGCCGGGGCGCGAGAGCTTGGCTTGCACTTTGTCGAGCGCCTCATTAAGGGAGGCGAGTTTGGCTTCGAGATCGCCAATCGCTTTCCCATCTGCCTTGGCTTGGATGGCGGCGTCGTTGGTTTTCTTAAACTCTTCCCAGGCTTGACCTTGCTTTTCGATCAAGTCTTTAACTTCTTTGAGTTCCATTTTCAAGCTCCAAAAATAAAAGCCGCCCGTGGGCAGCATGGATTGCGTTATGGCGGCTCTTAGGCGAGCGCCGATCCCCGTCGCTTCAGAGCAGCGACAAGCTCGGCCACCGGATCGCCCGGCCCGCCATCGGGGCTTACCGGATCGCCCGGCCTCATCCCTTTGATCTTTGCGACCAAAGCAACCGCCTCGGTCTTTGTGAAACCACGGTCGCGCAGCATCATCTCGACCTCACGCAGCGACTCCAGTGTCTCGATTGACTTGACCGCTGTTACACGCGCAGCAGAGTTAGCCGGGAACGTTACAAGCGACGTTTCCCACAAATCAACTTCTGTCAGCGTTCGCACGTCGTTCTCGGTGTCGTACTTCCATTCCTTCGAGTAGAACCCAATCGACAATCCGTTGATCGCACGCATTTTCAAAAGTGCGTGCGCCTCACGCCCGCGCGTTGTGTCCATTGCAAGTTGCCCAACAACAGCCAGACCTTTCTGGTCTTCGACCATTGATGTCCAAACGCCGATTGGTTCATCAGAACGGTGCTGCCACAGAAGCGCAGGCATCGTGCCGGCTGCCCTGTGCGCAGCGAGCGATGCCTTAAACGCACCGGCCGCTACGATGTCGGAGTAAGAGTCGCGGACGCCGAATACGCTGCCATAGCCCTCGATCATTCCGTCATCGCTAAGGGCTTTGACTTGGAACCCGACATCGATGCTTTTCCGATCCATGCTCTTTCCTTTATTCGTCTAACTCGTCGGACTCGTCGTCCTCTGCTTCTTCTTCGGTTGGCCCTTCGGGGGTAGTCATGTTCATGGGCTGCATTGGATCGTCGAGACCTGGCAATGGGTCTTTGCCTTCTTCATCACGCAGCTCGTTGCGCGTATAGATGCCCATCTCTGCCATGGTCCGTGCCCACACTGCGCGGTCCTTCATCGAACCAGCCTGAAGGTATCGCGTATCAAACTCCGCGAACAATGGGCCAGCGCCATCAAGGAGCATCTCATCAATGCGTTGAGTCCATGCTCGGTGCCACGGGGCCAGTGTGTGCTTTAGGTGCGCGGCGAAAAACGCCTCAGAAGACGCGAAGGTCGCCGTCTTGTCCGAGTGGCCGACCATGATCGGGAAGACGCCGTAGGCGCGGCAGATCTCCTCGACCTGATGCCGCCTTGTCTCAAGGTGCTGCGCGTCAACACCTGTCATCCCTTGCGGGGTCCAAGTCGCGCCTCGGTCCAGAATAAGCGGGTTCGATGTATTGTCAGGTCCACTAATCTGCCGCTTTAACCACTGGACTAAAAGCTCATGCTGCTCTTTGTTCAGAGTACCTTGAACGGTGTAGACGCCAGACGGGCGACTGCCGTTTTCGTGCATCTTGGCTTGGCTGTACTCAGCCACCATTGCCAAGCCGATGGCATGGCGCGCCAGCGCCACTGCATTTAATGGCTTGACCCAATCCCATTGAATGTTGTGCAAAACAAATACTTCACGCGGGTCAAATTCCCCGATGTATCCCCACTCGTCCCAGCATCGGTATCGCAGTTCATACCGACCGACTTGACGGACATCCCAATTGCCCGGGGGCACGGGGATCAATTCCCGCACCCTTCCGCCTTCGTTTCGAACCTTGATTGACAGGCCTGCACCGCATAGCGCGGCGTGCATGGTCATCATCCGGCGCCACTCGAATGATGTTTGCCATTCGTTCGGCCTCCGATTTAAGAGGCGATACTCCGGGATGTTGAGCGCCAGCTCACGAGCACGGCGCGCGCCGCCGTTTTGTGCCAGCGTCTCTCGATAAACGTTTAGCTCTGGCGTTGCGCACCCATCGGACAAAACCTTGACGCACGCAAGAACAGTTGATACTTGCAGCGCCGTTTTGTCGGTGATTGCCATACCGGCCACGCGACCGCCGGTTGAGCTATCAATTAGATCGGCGATTTGATCGTAGGTTAGTTCAGTCGCGCGCCTCTCGAAGAGACCTCGGAACCGGGACCAGAGCGACCTGTTAGCCATGTTGCCCCGACTCCCAAAACGAAGGCCCGCACGAAGCGGGGTTCAGTGCCATAAGCGAAACCGCATTAAAGAGCGCCATCAACGGATCAATTTTCGCTGCGCCTGCGGTTTGTTTTGTAATGGCTATGGCGTTGCCTTTTGGCTCGACTCGCGCATTGCCAACGCACCACGCCATAAGCGGTTGTGCGCCGTGGATCAATGCGCCCTCGGCTAGTTTTCTTTCAGTCGTCTTAATCGCGCCGACCATCTTCCAGCCTTGCGATATGCCGACGATACGATCTTGCTCGATGCCGGCTTCGACGATGGCATCTACAATTGCACCAATGCCAGCGGGATCAACGCCAATCTTGTCCATTTTGCCGCTGCCGTAAACCTTGGCGGCAATCTCGGCAACGTCTAAAACATCATCGCCAATCGCCTTGACTAAAGACACGTTGCCATCCTTAGCAAAGTCTCGAAGTCGCGGCGCTTCGGCCTTCCTCCGCTCAAGCACGGACGGGTGAGCCCATGCGTGCGTCCAAGCCAACCACTCGCGCGTCGTGGCGTCTCTGCCGACTACAGCAAGGCCCATCAAGTCGTCTAGGCCGCCGCCATCAATGCCGACCGTTAGGACATCGCTGCGTTCAATAACCTGGTCTAACGTCAGCCCAGGTCGCCCTTGTTTTTGCCAATGATCGGCACCGGCCCAACGGTCCGACTGAAGGGCCAAACCAATCTCTACGTTCAAGTGCTTTGCGAGAAAACCTCGTAGCGATTCCTCGCCGGCCTCCTCAGCTTTCTGAAGCTCTCGCGTAAGGAAGTGTTGATCGACCGATGCACCAATGTTCGGATTGGTGATGTAAAAGTTTTCCTGGTCTCGTTCAGCCTTCGCGTCTAGTAGGGACTGCGGGAACTCGTACAGCACAGGCAGAAAGTGCCGGTCATCAATGCGACCGTCACGAACGCCCCGCGCATAGTGTAGCTTCTGCTTAAACACTCCGGCCGGCGGCTCGTCGGATTGAGTGCTCAGGTAGATTACAAAACCTTCGGGCCGACTTGCTAAACCGCCTATCGCTTCGCGCAACATGTTCTCGGCGTTCGATCTTTTGCCGAACAACCACACTTCATCGATCAGCGTACCTATCCATTTCTTGCCGCCGACCGATTCGTTGTCCGAGGCAACAACCTTCAGTGTTGCGCCCGTTACGCGATGAGTGAGAGTCCGCGTGTGCTCTTGCACGTGGATCAACTCGCGCAACTCGTCGTCTGCCCGCACCATGTCGCGCGCAGGCCAGAAGCTGTTGTTTGCAATTTCTATTGTTGGAGCAAGAATCCCAAACTCGCCCGACTTGCGCCAGTTTCGGATCAGCGCAGTCAGCATGATGGCTGCCGCGCCCGTGCTCTTTGCGTTCTTCTTCGAGATGAGCAAGAAGAACTCGGTAATCAGCCTGCGCCCGGTGTCTCCGTCGTAAGCCCCGAAGATCGAGCCGGCAAAGTCGCGCAGCCACGGCCGACACGCTTCCCGCATCGTCGGCGACCCGGGGGCGTCAACAATGCGCAGCTCATCAAACACCGCCAGCGCAGCAGAAGCCTCGCCAGGGAAAAGCGGGGGCGGGATTATTGACTCTTTCCGGACCAGTCGCTCAGACCAGCCCGGGCACGACGTAGACCAATTCACCCGTTGTTGACAACCAATCGCGGCGGCTCGGCAGCGCCGAACTTGCCACTGCTAACCTTTTCGGCCGCCTGCTGGCGCTGCGCCTTCTTGCCGTCGTCCGCAACCAGCCTAACCAGCGCCTTGGCAGCTTCCAACTGGGCGGGCGACGGGTCGATGAGACCTTGCATAACTTGGCCCAAAAACTCCACCGCGTCTTTCCCTTCCGCAAGCGTAGGCGGCTTAGGCTTGCGCCCCGCATTCGGGCGAGCCCCGCCGCTTTTTCCTTTAACTCCTGCCATCTGCGCTCTTTTTGAAAAACCTTGGCCGGGATTTAATCCGCGCGTGGTGCCGAAAGGGGTCTATAGCCGGGCGGCTCCAAAGATTGAAAGCCCCCTCCCCTACGCCTGGCTTCGTCCGCCGTCTTGGCCTTGTGGCACTCGCGATTAATCGCCTGTAGGTTCGCGTCGCCTTCTCCACCGCCATCCCACACAGGGACTATGTGATCGACTTCATGCGCCGGCCTGAGTTGGCCGGTCGCCTTGCACTGCGCGCACTGGCAAACGCCATTGGCCGCGCGCAATATCCGCAAGCGGAGTTGCTGCCAGCGATAGCTACTGAGATTGCGTTGATCGCGCACCGTCAGCGGCTGCACCCGACGCAAGTCGAGCGGCGCAACGCGTGGCTTTAGAGATTTCATGCGGACGCCGAAACCGCCAAGCGGCGGTCAGCATCACGCACCAGCACCCGTGCGTTGGAATTACTATAGGCAATAGTACATACGATTTTCCCAGAAGTCAACTGGTTTCCAAGCATATTTGCAGCCCGAACAACCATCCGGCTCCAATCTGCCCGCCTTATCCCGTGCTTGTCGCAGATTGCATTGACGTGATATTTCCAGCCTTTTGAACCTAGTAAAGTGCGCGGCCCGACAACAAAGTAGGCCCGGAGGATCATCCGCTCGAGGTACGGCAACCCCGTTCTCCAGGCACACTCTACCCGCCAAGCGTCTAAAGCGTTGACTGGCAAGGGCTTAGGCTCCCGCTCCCAAACTTCGCCCGCCTCGGGCCTATATCGCCCCTCGACTGACCTACAGGCGGACATCCAGTGCCGCTGCCGTGCCCACCGTCCCCACTCCCGAAGGCGGTAGTCCAGGGCCGGGTCTACATGCACATAGTCCACGTCCTGCCTCATTACGGGCTCCACCCCTCGAACTCGATCCGTCCAGTCACGCCATCGGCTCGCTGCCGTTGCATCTTAGCCAGCTCGCCCCGGTAGTGCTTTGCGATCTCGCTGACCCGCTTTTTTACCCCGTAGGCGGGTCGGTTGCGGTCGTATGCCAATCGGTCTAGCTCGATCTCGGTGATGTACCGGAGCATCGTTTTGCGGTGCTCGTCCCGCTCCCGCGCCGTGAAACTGTGGCAACCGTAACACAAAGCCAGCAGGTTGGCCGAGTCAAACCGGGTAAACCAGTTTCCCCGGCTGTGATAGTGGGCAGCGTGTAGGCCGGCGCTGTTCTCCTGGTGCTTTGCTCCGCACCGGTCGCAGGTCCAGGCACTGCGCTCCCGGACGCACTTAGACAGTGCGGCGTCAGCAGTGGTGATCTTGATTAGACCCACATTGGCACCTGTTCGGGTTTCGGGGCGGGCTCTTGAAACAACTTGCCCTGCGCATATGCCTGTTCAATGCGGCGGCAGGCAATGTCGAAGTAGCGCGGCTCGATCTCGATGCCGACGAACTTGCGGCCTAGCTGAGCGCAGGCGACTCCGGTTGTTCCACTGCCCATGAAGCAATCAAGCACCGCCGAGTCTGGCGCCGTGATGGTCTTGATCTGCCACCCCATCAAGGCCATCGGCTTTTGTGTCGGGTGATCTTCCTTGCCAGGTTGCCCGTGCCTGTAGCTGTCGCAATCAAAGATGTTCGCCTCGCATTGGCCGCCGTTCCACGGGCGGCCCGGAAGATAGCCATAAACGGAGCATTCGACGGCGCTTGAAAATCCAGACCCAGGCCCTGCGGGCGGCGGGAACTTCTTGCGCCAGAAAATAAGACGAGTCGAATATCCGGCTGCCTCAAGGGAATCAACAATCAGACCAATTTGACGGTGCCCGCACCATGCCGCAAACGAAAGCGGGCGTTTTTTTATGCACAGGTCCACAGCCACCGCAACGCGAGCTTTCATTCCCGGCCAATCGTCGTCGCCGGGAAAAAAATCAAGCCTTCGCACGCCTTTGCCTGGCTTATGGCGCTGCACGCTTCCTGCAACGCTAACCGCATACGGCGGATCAGTAATCACCGCGTCCACTTTCGGCAGCGTCGGCAATATCTCTAGGCAATCGCCCAAGTACAGCGTCGCATCGCCTATTTGCTCGACCCTCACTCGCCACCCTCCCAGCTAAACCGCCAATCGGTCATACGGTAGGCGATCCGTCGCTCCTCGCCTTCAAGGTGGCCGCATACGCCCTCCGGACATCCTCCAGGTGCTCCCGGCCGCAATCCATCTCTATCGCTGCTGCCATGGCCCTTTGGTGATGCCGCGGGGCACTTTTGAGCAGCCGCAGGCAGCACGGGATGCAGGTCAGTCGGTACTCGCCACGCAGCAGCGCACAAGCTGGACATTCGGTCACGCCTCAAGCAGCCGCATAAGTTCGGAGTACGTGGGCATCGGGTGCCCCTTTTCTCGGTATCCGTCCAGCATACGGCCAAGCTGGGCGAGCTTGTCTTCTGCGCGCAGTGCTCGAGCCTCCGCGCGCAGTGCTCGACCATGCCAAAAAACCTCACCTTCTCCGCTCATCGTTTACTCCTACGCTCAACTGCTGCCTAACTCTAGTTAGGCATCACCAAAGACGCCCCAGGCCGTGCATTGCAGCTTCTTCGCGGCTCACTTTGCGCACGCGAGAAAGCTCCTTCATGTAGCTTGGAGTCCCGGGCCACACCTTCACAACTATTTCTTTCCCGCCTTGGTAAAAGTCGCAGTCCGCAACGAACACGGCGGTTCGCCCGCACAGACTGCGGCTCATCAAGTTCAGCACGCCGTTCCAGCACGACAAATAGAACTCTTCCGCGTCGGCGCGAATCTCCAAAACGTCGCCCCGCTTGGCGTTGTACCGGATGCCGTGGAAATCTTCGGTGTAGTTTATTGGGGTTCTCCAAAAGGCGATGCCTAACTATCGGTTCAAGCGGACGCCGTGCCGGCGCCGCTTAACCTGGCGTTAGGCATCAGGAACCACGCCTTGCACCAAGTGCGTCACATACCCCGGCATCGCCTGCGCGGGGCCGTGCTTCTTGGTGCAAGCGGCGCAGCGTTCGCGATCATCACCCACGCTCACATGTGAGTCTGGCACATGCACCCAGGAAGACCCGGGCTGCCCCGGCAGCACAAACCGGCCGCAGCAGTCGCAGCGGGTTTGCCACTTGGCATGCCACCCACGCGCCGGTTTTCTGTCGTCCGTCGCCATGTCGTTCATCCAGTCTTCGTAGCTGTGCCGCTCAAGTATTCGCATGGTTTCCTCGTCTTCCGCCACTGATGCCTAACTACCTGTTCAAGGCGACGGCCTACGGCCGCGCCTTAACCTTTGCGTTAGGTCTCGTGGCACACCAAATCGCGCATCGAGTCGCGGACATGCGTAATGCGCAGCCCCGATCCTTCCCGGCCAATGGCCAGAACCCGCTGGCATGCCTCCGGGTCGCCGATGAGCACGGGCGGCGCTACAGCCTGCCCTAGAACCCGATTCCCGGCCTCAAAGCGCCCGACAAGGCGCGGCGGGTACTCCGGTCGCTCCCGGCGCATCAAAAAGCCACGGTAGAGGGCCCCGAAGTCTCGGGCACGAAAAGGCAAGTCCACCTCCAGCGTGTCGCACAACTTGACCCATCCGCCCATGTCGTCGATGCAGCGGTGGATAAGCGCGTCATCGAACACAACCGACTCATGCCCGCCCACCCGCCGAATGGCCTTCTCGACCTTGGCCCAGGCTTGCATCGCGCTGTCCGCCGTTGTCCCGCCCAGCATACGGATGAGATCCGCCGGCTTGGGCAAAAACTGACCGGCATCCGGGTTTCGGACGTGCCGGTCGAACGCTTGACGCACCGCTCCCAGGTCGTAGGGCGCCAATGCCGACCAGTAGATCGCAGACACCTCTGGCGTGATCTCCCGCCCGTAGACTGCCGCAACTGCCGACAGCATGGCGCCAAACGTGTCACTGTCCGTCGGTCGCAGCGGCATTTTGTGCTTGCTCCATGATGCGGCGCGCAAACTCGCGCGCATGTTCGGCGTTCCGCGCTTCGAGCGCGGCCTGTTTCGAGACCGGGGCAACAGCCCCGCGTGCAACCGGCGCCCGCTCATTGCGGACCCAATTTCGCCAAGTCGCAAGCCAGTCCACGCGCACCCCGCGTTGCCCGGGTTGAGCACGCCAGTAGTCCCCAAAGCGATGGAAAACGACCTCTGGCTGCAAGTCCGTCCGCTCGGCTGCGCAGAAAGCCCGCCAATCCTCGGGCAAGGCAGAGAGTTGCAAGCGCGTTCCGCGCGCTCTCTGCTCTTTGTTCTTGTCTGGTGTCTGGTGTCTGGTGTCTGGTGTCTGGCTAGGGTTATCGTTCGGTTCCGGTTCGGGGGGCGATTCGGTAACCGATTCGGTTTTTCTCGGCCGCCCGCCAAGCTTTCCGACTTCTCGATTAACGGTTCGCTGGTGGTCAGCCTTTCGGATTTCCTCATCGGCCCGAGCGTTAACCAGTCCGGCTGCCGACTCAGACCAGAATTGACGCACTACGCTGTCAATCGCATCGCGGTCTGCCTTTGATTCAGCGCGCAGCAGCCTGTGCAGCGCCTTGCCCGTAGGAAGCGGCTTCTCGGTTGCGTAGGCGTGCTGGAGCATCAGCAGGTAAGCGCCGTGCTCGGCAATCGACAGGTGCCCTGTGTCGCGCTGGTAGTCGCCGATGTACAGCTTCACAAAGTTCATCGGTTGACGCTCACAACGCCACCCAGATGCTCGGCTGACGCGCCCTGCCAGGGGGAGGCGCCACCTCATCGGTCAGCCCGCGTCGCTTTAGTGCAAGCAACGCCCTTCGGGCGCCATCTCGGCTTGCGTTTGTTTGCCGAGCGATTTCTTGCGACGTATTGACGCCTGAGCCGACGAGTTCAAGAACGCGCGACTGAAGAGGCGTCAGGCCGTCAGCGCCGACGCGCGCCTGATACTCGTCCCAATTCCCCATCGGTCGAACTACGCGCGAGGGTAAATCAGCCATTTTCATGATTGACGGAATAGAAAAAGCCCGCTCAGGGGCGGGCTAAAACCGGCCGCGGTTGCCATGGATCGGCCGGGAGGGAGACTTTGCTAGACGACGCAGCACCGACCATTCTACGTCCGGTCGGAGATCTTCGCACCGCACCGCACCGCCGGTCACTCGCTCGATGGTGGGGCAGTAATCGGCCGGCACTTTGCCCCGATGCAGCCACATTGATACATGCGACTGCCGGATGCCGCCAATGAGATCGGCCAGCTTTTGCTGGGTGCCACAAACTTTGATTGCGCGTTCAAGGGGTTTCATGCCGCATTTTTACCACTGCCCCCGCGCATTGTCAACACCGGCCCGATATCAAATAACTGTTGACAGCGGGATAACGTTCGTGTTTAATGCTCCCACTAACCACCGAACGCGAGCGAACAATGAGCCCCCTAGCCCGCCGTACAGAACAAGTCGCGTCCGACATTGCGTGGACGCTTTGCGCCGCCGGGGAAATTCGGCTGCGCCTCATGCTAGCCCGAAAAACTGCCAGTGCCAAACAACGTACCAATACCAAGCCGGAGAAAAAATGACCGTCTCCCCGATGCTCCAGCGCAACGATGACTCGATCCAGGTGAGCGCGACCGAACTCTCGATTACTGCCACGCCCTGGGAAGACTGGCCGGGGTCCGGGAAAAACTCGGTGTTTTTTTCGGTCCGCCTCCAAGCCGCGAATGCGTCAATTGCTGGCGTTTTGACAAAAACCGAAGCGGTAGCGATTGCGCAAGCCCTGATGGAAGCGGCGGAGTGACGACGTGAAGCTGACCGACCACGGCGACCTTGACCCGGCAGTCGAAAAGCGACTAGAGATAGACGACGTAATACTCGCAGAGCGGAGAGCGGACTGGCTGGCGTGGAAAACCCAGCTTATTCACGACGCCCTAAACGAAGAGCGAGCCGAGACGGCGCGGAATGTTGCGAACTATCTTTGTAACGACGACCAAGACCGGCTTGTCTGTCTCATTGCAAAAGCTTACTGGATCGGAGACTGGCAACCTGTGATTGACGAGCTGCGCGAGCTGTTCGACGCGGCGGTAAAAAGCGTGGCAGAGGAAAGCCTGCCGGCTGAGTTTAGGAAAGCAGATGCTTCCTAGCGTCAAGCGTGTTGGCAACAGCACGCTTGGCGATGCGAAAGCATCGTCGTCCTGGCCGGGCCAGGCGCGGCGCGGCGCGGCAGGGCTCGGCTAGTCGCGGCTTGGCGAGGCGGGGCCTGGCACGGCAGGGCAACTCAAGGGCTTTACAGCGCCGAGCGCATTGGCAACAGTGTGCTCGGCGATGCGAAAGCATCATCGTCCAGGTAGGGCGCGGCGTGGCCAAGCCAGGCATGGCAAGGCGGGGCAACTCAAGGCAAGGTTTTTTCATCTAAGAAGATCGACGTGAAAAAAGAACCGACATTCGTCGCTGGACTGGACGCTCAAGAGATTGCCAAACGGCTGCGCAAAGCGGCCGTGGGCGAGCTAGTCACTTATGACGAGCTTGACTCACTTATCGGCCGCGACAGCCGAGCGCACGGGCTCCGTACCGCGCGGAACGAACTGATGCGCGAGCGCATTGTGTTCGGCGCGGTGTTAAACGAGGGCGTTAAACGGCTCGCGCCAAGCGAAATTGTTGACGCTGGCCGGTCTGTTGTCCGCAAGATCAATCGGGCATCTAAGCGCGGCATCAAAACGTTGGCGGCTGCTGACTTCGAGTCGCTTAACGCGCGCGAGCAAATGGGGCATAACGCGACCATGACGGTCCTTGCTTTGTCTGCATCTTCTACGAGCGCCGCCAGCGTTCTTCGGATTGAGCGCGCAGTGGACGCGACTAAAGCCGCGTTGCCTGCGGCCAAGGCTGCGGCGGAAGCACTTGGCGCCAAGGATTTTAGGTAACGGAGCCGCACAATGAGCTACCGCACCGACACCCATAGGCCGACCGAAACCAGCGCGACGACTGAGGAAGTTGCAAGCCTCACCGACGTCGCAATCGCCTGCGCCTCGGTTGCTTTGTTCTTTGCCGGCGTTGCCGCGTTGCTGTATGTGCTCCATGTACTTTGGGGGATGGCGTGACGAAAAAACCGATACACCCCTGTGGGCCGAAAGTGGGCCGATATAAACCATCGTTTGCTACGAACATCCGGCAAACGTTTCGGAGGGCAAGGCAAGCCATGAAACAAGCCGAGGACAAGCAATGATGAAGGCGCTATGCAGTGCGCTGGTGAAAGCCCAGGCAGAGATCGGCGTTGCAATCAAGGACGCTACAAACCCGCACTTCCGGTCGAAATATGCCGACCTTGCATCGGTTGTTGCCGCGATCAAACCCGCAGCGGCCAAGCATGGGATCGGGTATGTGCAGACGTTCCGCGAGTGTCAAAACGGGGTGACGGTCGAGACGATCATCGTGCATGAGTCGGGCGAAACAATGCTCACTGGACCCCTGTTTGTCCCGGCATCAAAACAGGATGCCCAGGGGTACGGCTCGGCAATCACCTACGCACGGCGGTACAGCCTGCAAACGGCCTTTGGTGTGCCGAGTGACGACGACGACGGCAATGCTGCCGCAGCGAGTGCGCCGAAACACTCACCGATGCCAGCGGCACTAGACGCAGACCCTGTGAAGGTCGCTAAAGTCGTCTCGTCAGTGTGCGACCTGTATGACGTTTCCCTGCGCGGGGATGACGTGTCGTATGCGCTGAAAGAGACGCTTGCCGGACTGGAACAGGAAGAAAAGCTCGCGGTGTGGGCGGCGCTTAAATCTCAGTCGAAAATCCGGGCGTGGATCAAAGAGCAAGAGAAAGCACCATGATTACCGACGAAGCCCTCGAAAAAGCTCTTGACTGGCTCCGCGACAACGCCACCAAAGCAGCACAAGCAAGGGCCGAACGCGAGTACATGGGCGAGTGGATCGGAGCATGTAGGGCAAAGATCGCGGCCGCGCTTATTGAGGCCGGGGAGAGTGCTGCGGCGGCAGACTTAAAGGCCAAGGCACACCCGGACTACAGGACCGCCCTGCAGGGCTACAGGCAGGCAGTAGAGGCAGACGAGTTGATGAGGTGGCACCGGACTAGAGCCGATGCTTTGATCGAGGTATGGCGGAGCCAGCAAGCAAACGCTAGAGCAATGGAGCGAGTGCGATGAAGCAGCAAAAAGATATGAGCGGCATCTTGTTCAAAAACGACCGCAAGGAGAAAGAGTCGCACCCCGATTACAAGGGATCGATTACGGTAGACGGCGAGGAATACTGGCTCAGTGCGTGGATTAAGCGGGGCGAGCGAGGGACGTTTATGTCGCTCGCCGTGAAACCGAAGGAGGAACGGCCGCCAGTCAAAAAGCCTCCGGTGTCCGACATAAATGACATGGCCGACGATATCCCGTTCTAGGGGCAGACATGACAATGAGTAACTGGACCATCGAGGAAGACTTACTGTTGCAAGTGGTAAGTGCGCTGCGAGCGGAGCTGGCGTCAATGCGTCAGTGCTTTGACGCGGCCGACCGTGAGCGGAGCGGGCTGCGGGATCGCGCCGAACGCGCGGAGGCCGAGCGCGATGCGCTGCGGGCAGACGCGCGTCGCTACCTGTGGCACAAAGCGCGCAACCCGTCGGGGCTGCTTACGACTGCCTGGGCGGCGAGTAAGGCTGCATGCGAGATTGGCGACGACCCGGACGCAGCTACAGACGTGGCGATGCGGGATGACTCGGTGACGGCTCCTCCGATATGGGAAACACTCGCCGCGATTGGAGAATCTGCCCCGGCCGGGACTTGGGATGCCTTACCCGCCGAAAATTGGACTGACTGGGAAGCGCGCGAGCTGTGGGTGCTGCTGCAATTGCGCGTCGCGCTGGGCGACCCGACTGGGGAGCTAATGCAGGATGAGCTTGTAGAGCGTGCGCGCGACGCATGGGCAGACGCGCAGCTTTATCGCATGCTGCGCGCTGCGGAGAAAAAGGAATAGCGATGATGGTGCTACGACGAGTTAAAGACGCGCTGCATGTTTATGCGGCGTGCTGCGGCTTTGGCATTGACCGGGCGCACAGTGTCTGGCTTGCGATCAAGTACGCATTCACCGGCCAAACCGGCAAGCACCGCATTAACTGGCGGAGGCATAACTGACGCCTAACGGAGAGCAACAATGACATTCGACGACTGGCTCGCCACTGACGGGGACTACCTCAATGACAGCGACGATGCGGCAAGGGCAGCAAGGTTGATGGCGCGGCGCGCATGGGATGCTGCCGTGGCCGCAGAGCGCGAGCGGTGCGCCAAGAAAGGAAATTCGGATGAAGCTCAGTGAGTTGATTGATCAGGCACAAAATGCAATTGAGACGTACGGCGACCTAGATGTTTGCGTCCCCTGCCCTGACAAGGGGATCGATGACGAGCTATGCGACGCCAACCTTGTCAAAGTGCGGTCGAGGGGCAGTCCGTACATTGATCAAAAGCGATGGGACATACACGACCGCCAATTGGTGTTCGTGGTGGCCGCATAATGACAACGCTAGAAACCGCGCTACTGCTGATTATCTGTGCTGCCGCGCTGGCAGTGCTAGGGCCGCGGCGCGAACGCACAAACCGAAACCCGCCGCCGACCTACCCGAGGCCGCCAGCGCCACCTGCACCGCCACTGATGCGCCCGCAAGGAGCAAAGATGACCAAACAAGCAACGCCGCGCGAGGTCGGCTCGCACGCAGGGTTAGGCCCGCTGCCAAAAACTGAGTACACGCTGGCAAGCGGCTTTGCGGTCTCTCGGATGCCGGGCTACAGCGCCGACCAGATGCGCGCCTATCGGATCGCTGCTGCCGCCGTGGCCGGCCCCGATGGGTCCGCGTTGAGCGAGGGGTTAGGCGCCGTCCTGACCTATGAAGACCAAGGCGGGCCCGGAGCGTGCGGGCAGACGATTGGTGCGGATGGTCGCGGGTGGTTCTCGGTGCTGTTCTACGGGACGCCGGATAACGCACAACGGGCCGCCGGCGAGTACCTGCGCGCTCTTCGAGCCTCGGGCCGGCGCATCAAGAGCGAATGCGTTGTGACCAATGAACACAGCTACTCCGGACCCAATGTGAGGGCCGTGGTGGTGGGAGCCTAACGCTAGCTTGAGCCGACCGCAACAGGCCGAGGAAACATGACCGAAGCGAACCAAACTAGCCGGCCTGTTGTGGGTCGGCTCGAAGCGCCAGTTAGGCCCCGCGCTGCGTTCGAGGCGTGGATAAGCGCACCGCCATACGAGCGGGAGGTGGAGCGCTTCGGGGAGAACAGCGCCTGGCCCGGCAACTACCGCGAGATTGATGTGGATCTAGCTTGGTGCGCTTGGTCTGCCGCGGTGGCGGCGACCCGCGAGCGGTGCGCGCAGATCGTGGAAGGCGTGCAGGGCTGGGAAGGCATACGGGAAACAGCGGCCCGTATTCGTGGGGCCTAACGTCATGGTGAACGGCCCGCTTTAGCGGGTCCGTTCGACCTAGAGTTAGGCATCCTTGAAAAGGAAAAGCAATGGCTACCAAAAGGGCTAAGCGGCTTGCAGACTACCTAGAAAACCAACTTGGCTGGGAAACGCATGGCGAAGGTTGGCAATGCAAGAACTGCGAACAGTGGGATTATATGAACAGCAAATTTTGCCGACATTGCGGCCATAGGCTACCAAAGAAGCCGACTAGACACGAGGAAGTGTTTGCGGAACTTGAGGCGGCCATTTCGCACGCGCTGGAAGAAGATGCCTAACTAGCGCTCTCCCGCACGTGGCCACGCTTTGATAAGCGCGTTCACTTCTGCCGCAAACTCGTCTCGCGCGACGGCGGATTGTCGAGCAACGACTGCAATCTCACTAGCAGCGGCTCCAAGATCGGCAGCATAGGCTGAGAGTGCTGCGGCCCGAGCGTGACAGGCGGCGAGGGAATCCTCGCCGGGGCTACCGGCGGCGTAGGCGGTGAGCTGGTCGCGCAGCCTACTAGAGTCGAGACTAAGAGCGCGCAGGCGGGCAGCTTGTTGATTGATCGTGGTGCGTGCATTAGATAACTCCTGTGCCTGTTGATCGACGGTCGATTGCCAGCGCCCCTCGATCTCGCGCTGGCGGGCTTGCTCGAGTGCGATTGCCCGCTCAGTTGCAGCGGCTGCCTGGGCGGCTTTGAGGCGCCACCCGTCGGCTTCGTGGCTGCGACCGAGCCAGTACGTGCCAGCGAGCAACGCGACGACGGCGACGGCACCGGCTACCGCGAGGGCGGTGCGGAGACTAGCGAGCGGTGCGGGTAGGCCGGGGATCATTGACAACTCCTTCATGGGCGCCGGTTGTTGCGTTTTTGACACTTCCGAATTTTGTTGGCGAGACCCCTTGACAATGCGCACCCGGTGCGTATGATGCTGGTCATGGATGCAACGCATCCGCCGCGCCTCGGGATCAGGGGCTGGAGACAAAAATGGCTAACCACCCGAACCGCTGCCAATCCCGCGACGAATTGCTAGCCCGTGCATACGTGCGGGCTCTCCCCGGGGTTGAGCGGGTCCGCGTCAGAAACGACGGGGTACATGCGTACGGCGTGATGCCTAATACCAACGAGACCGGCTGGTATTTTGCCGGCTACGTTGACGACCTCGTGACAATGGTGCGCGCCATGCAAGATGCCCACGCCCGCTGACATCCGCGCCGCCCGCAAAGCGGCCGGACTGTCGCAGACCGCCGCTGGCGCTCTCTGCCACCGCTCCCTGCGAGCATGGCAAGCCGTCGAAGCAGGGGATAGGACGCTCGATTTGGCGGCCTGGGAGCTGTTTTTGTTGCGGACGGGGCAGCACCCTAGCCACAAGCTGTGCGCGCGTCCCGAGACATCCTAACGTCAAGCAAAGCGCGTCCCGCTGCCGTCAATCACCAGTTTTTGCCCCCGCCCGCGCGGGTCAAAGCTAATGTGTACCCACCCGCCTCGGGCACTGCCCGCAAACTCGCGGATGATCTGGTCTGCCCCCATGTCCAAAGCCAGCGGCGCGAGCAGGTCGAAAAGCTGCTCAGTGGTGCCGTATCTCGGGGCCACGAAGTCCACGGCCCACCCCTGAACGTGGGCGCTGTTGTCTCGGCTGCGCAAAGCGCGGTTGAGCTCGACGCAGCGATACCAGCTTGTGACATGTACCGGCTGGCCCACAAACTTGCGCAGCCTGTCCATTTTCGCCGCCGTCGTTCGGATTTTTCGCAGCACCGAAAGCGGCGGGGTGTTGTCGATGCCGAGGCGGATGGCGGTTTCGCTGTGCGTTGCTTCCGACCAGGTGAAGTGCTCACTGAGCGGGTCGATCGCTTCCGACCAGGTGAAGTGCTCACTGAGCGGGTCGATCATGTCGGTCATGGGGTGCCATCCGATCCGCGCTGCTTGCGCCAGGTCTCAATCCCGCCCACCGCTGCGAGCGTGGCTGTGCCTGCGGTGAGCTGCTCCCAGGGCACAATGGGCGGCGCGGGCCACTGGACCCCTGTGGCGAGCGTAAGCAACGTCGTCAACCAATACACGATGGGCCACGCCACAAGCTGATAGCTGTATGCGGCGAGGATGGTGAGCGCGATGCCGCGTTTCCAGTTTTCGACGGTGAGGAAGCGCATGCTATCGCTGCATCCGCTGGGCTTCGATCCGCTCGACGCGGGTTGACAGCGCATTGTGCTGCTGCTCTGAGATTTTCCGGTCGCGTTCCATTGCGACTAAAATGCTCTCGATCTTGAGCTGCATTGCGTGCTGACTTCGCAAAGCCTCATCAATCGACGCCTGACCGCGCAACGCGATCCAGCAAAACAAAGCCGCTAGGGGAGCGCCGATCCACTGCGCCACCCGAACTGCCGTTTGCATGCTGTGCTCGTGCTGCGCGAGCCTTGTAGTCGCGGCGTTGACCTCAATTGAGATACTGCGCAGGCTCTGCGTCAGCGAATGCACGTCATCGCCGACCGCGGTGCGGATGGCCTCGGCAACGCGGCGGGTCTTGTCCTCGTCAGTGTCGATCATCTTAGCGTCACGCAGTTATGGCGGATAGACCACGGCAACCCCTCGCGCAAAAGAGATGGATCGCCACCGAATGGGCGCAACTTGAAATCCTGCCAGCGTAGGCTGGGGTCTGCGACGAGGCAGCCGCGTGCGCGGTCGAAGCGGTAGCCGGTGCCCTCTTTGAACCAGACGCAACCGGCATAGGGGTGAACGAGCAAAGCGGCGATGACCTTCCACGCCGTGCGGCCCCGCCGCCCGAACCCGACGAATACACCATCCGTCGAGTACGGCACTCCGGGCAACCTAGACCGACGAGCCGAGCCGACAATAAACAGCAGCAGCAGCACGCCGCACGCTAGAGCCACCACTGTGCCGACCGGCCAGCCGGTGAGGGCGTCGCAAGTGTCCTGAGTTAACCGGAGGCTTGCGCCGGTGATGCCATGCATCGTTTGGCACACTGCGACCTGACTCGATTCAACGGCGCCGACTGCAACCACTACAAGCGCGGCGGCGCGCGCTGAAACGCTTAGAGCCGGCTGGAGAAGTAGGCCGGCAATCACCGCGTACAGCAGTACCCGCTCGACTCCACTCAGTGCAGCGTCAGCAACGCGCGGAGACCAGCTCCAATCGGCCAACATGTAGTAGCCGTGATGACCAGCCAAAACGGCCAGCAGCAGCACGGCAGCCGCCGCGTATGCGCGCATTAGTTGGCGCCAGCCGGAGGCGGGGGCGGCGGGTCGTCTTGCACTGGTCCGCCGCCGCGCAAGGGGCGGGAAGCGTACTTGGGCGCCGCGAACAACAGCGACTCCGGGTCGTAGGGATCGAGCTGGTTGGCAATGCGGCGCAGAATGCTTGCAAGGCGCATGCGGATGCGAGTCATCATGTTTAGTCCTTCAGACTAAGAACCGGGGCGGTCGGGGTGTCTGCAATCTCAAGGCGCGCGGCCAGGTAGACGCGAAGCTCGTCTATGGTGGTTGGTTCACCAATCGGGGGCGGAGGAGGTGCCGACGCATCGTTGAACCATGCGCCCATGGTTTCGTTGACGAAGTCAATCAATTGACGCAGCCAAGATTTCAGGCCGCCCGCAGCGGTGATTTTTTCCATCTCGAATGCCAAATCAAAGAGTCCACTTCGGCCCTTGAATTCGTGCGTCCATTCACCTTTGGCCCCATCAAACACACACACGGCGACGAAGATGCTGCCGAGCAAGGGCTGGAGCATCATGTGCAGAGCAATGCGGCGGCCACGAACCTCGGACGAAACGACGGCGGTTAGATCGGTGTACACGGTTTATCCCTATGCCTGATCGGCGGTTGCTCGGACGATGTTAGTGCCGTCCGAAAATATGATAGCGCGGCGCGCGTTAGCCACCGTGATGCCGGTGCCGCTCAACCCAATAAATCTCAGAGACTGCGCTCCATTGGTCTCATTGCTGACCGTCCAGATTTGCGGGGCAAGCGGGACGATAACGTCTCGCGTAGTGGTCAGGCTGACCGTGCTTGTGAACCTCAGTACCTGATTG